TAAGCACAGGCAACTTAGTCATCGGCACGGCAGGAAAGGGGATTGATTTTACTCAAGGAACAACTGCACCAAACACAGGTGGTGGAACTTTTTCTAATACATCTTCAAGTCATGTTTTAGATCAATATGAAAGAGGTTATATAGATAATCCTCTGTTTTTTGGAAATACTTCATATATTGCTTCAAGTATAGTAACTGCTTCTTATAACGGAGGTTCTACTAATAGATTGTATTGGGAAAAAATAGGACAAGTAGTCACAGTATCTTTTAGTGTTGATACTAGTCCTCCGCAAAATGCTGCAGGCACTAATTTGTCAGGAACTGTTCGAATTCAACTTCCTTTTACTTTTAAATCAGGTTTAGCAGGATCTCCCACTTTTGTTAATGTTCAAGAATATCATAACACTGGAGTTTATATCGGATCAGCATGGGAGACAGAGTATAGGATGTTTCTAAGTCAATACCACGATACTTTTGCACAATTGTATGGATCTGGAACTAATCCATCGGCTTATTCGCACAGTGCAGGTACTAGATTCATTTTAAATTTTACTTTAACTTACTTATCAGATTGAAAATGGCATTCACTAAACAAACTTACGTTGACAAAATAGAATTAGTAAAAATTGCTAATCATTGGAATCTACAAATTAGAACCAGAATAGTAATTCTTGAGGACGGCGTTGGAATAAGTTCCGATGCTACAAGGGATATACTTACCCCAGATGCAGATGTTTCAGAAATATCTGATTCAGTAGTTTTAGCCCAATTTAATGCATTGATGACTGATGAAATCAAGCAAAACTATAAGACGTTTTTAGCAAGTCAAAATGAACCTTAAACCACAGAAGAGTAATGGATATTAAGCAAGTACAAAGTGAAATAGTTTCACTCAAAAACGAGTTAGCAAAAGTTCCACAAATGGAGAACAGACTTCACCGTTTATTAGGCATGGAAGAGATTTTATTAATGCAAGAAGAGGAAAGCAATAAACCTGATCTCAAGGTTGCTTCCTCTGATGCCACTGGATAAAGCACTCATTCCTGTAGATCTGTCTGGTTCTCTTGACACCAAGACAGATCAGAAGATGGTTCTGCCAACAAAATTGACAGAACTAGAGAACGGAGTTTTCACCAAAGGGTCAACCATTACCAAGAGGAATGGGTACTCTAAACTCAGTCGTTCTATCTCTGGGTCTACTTCCTCAATCAGTTCTGGAGATGCACTCTCCACATTTCAGGATGAGTTGCTGCTTTTCTCTAACTCAGAACTGTATTCCTATGTTGATGGAAGAGATGAGTGGGTAGATAAGGGTGGATCTCTCAGTGTCAATGTGTCTTCTGAGGACATCATAAGAAATGATTTTGAGCAATCCTCTCCAGACATTGCTTATGGCAATGGTTTGTACTGCATAGCATGGGAGGATACTCAGGGAGGAGTCAGAGCATCAGTGATTGATGCTACCAGTGGTGCATTCCTGCAGAACAATACTTCGATATCCACCACGGCAAAACTACCCCGTGTAGTAGAATTAGATGGCAGACTTGGGGTGGTTTATGTTGAGGACTCTGATGATGATATAGACATCAGACTAATTGACAATCAGAACCCAACCATTTTTGAGTCTGCAACGCAATTAGCATCCAATGCAGCAACCAGTGGGCAACAACTGGACGTTACAAAATACAATGCCAAGGATGCAATCTTTGCTTACAGAAATGCTTCTAGTCAAGTACAGGTTGCCTATATCTCTTCAGAAGGGACCGTTGGTGGTCCTGCAAACGGTTACAGTTCTCCTGCCACAATAGCATCAGATCCCAAAGACTCTCTGGCAGTCTTCAAAGACCCTAATAATGACAATGACATCTATGTGGCATATAGCACAGATGCCGGAAGTGCAGGTCTTAAACTAACAAGGTTGATTTTTGATCTTACTGCAGTGGACACAGAGACAGTGGAGGGAACCAGTACCGTGATCCCCCGTGTGTCTTTGACCACAGATGGGACTGATATTGTCGTTCTTTATGAGCATGATGCCACGAATGATTATGACCACTTGGTAAAGAAGGCAACCTATGATGTCAGTGCATCCTCAATAGGGTCTGCATCAGTTATTAAGAGGAGTGTGGGACTTGCATCCAAAGGGTTCTATTACAACTCCAAGACTTACATGGTGGTAGTCCACGCATCAGATCTGCAGAGCACTTACTTTCTTATGGACACCACAGGTCTGGTGGTAGCAAAGATGCAGACCAGTGTTGCAGGAGGACTTCCAGAAGACTCTACATTGTGCTTTGTAACAGACGATGCGAGCACTGGAATCTTTAAGTTTCCATCTCAGGTCAAAACCCGTTTAGTAAGCAGGGATGATGATGTTTACAGTCTGAAAGGAATCAGTCTTTCTACAGTAGACTTCACCCAATCTGCATCTTTTCAGGGTCTGGAGTTGGGTGAGAATCTCCACATTGCAGGGGGTTTTGTTAGTGCTTATGACTCACAGAACATTGAAGAGCACGGATTTCACCTGTTTCCTGAGAATGTCACTGCAGCCCTAGCAAGTGGTGGTTCCCTCACATCTGGAGGTTCTTACCAGTTCAGAGTGATCTATGTCCACACAGACTCAAGGGGGCAAATCCACAGG